ATGAAAATTAAATATGAGTTTGCAGACGGGACGGTGTCAGAGGTCGAGGTGGAGGAATCTGTCGGTGCTGTCATCATTGATTCAAGACGCAAAGAGGACAACCTGTCACGCAAAGAAAGATATCACTGTTATTCGCTTGATGCTATGCCGTATGGCGATAAGGATAAGTTCATGCCTTATTCGGAGGAGTCGCCTGATTGGATGATGGAACAGGAAGAATACAGCAGCCACATCAATAAAACCTTTGCCAGACTGTCGGAAATCCAAAAACGAAGGATGCTGATGCTGGCGGCCGGAATGTCAATGCATGAGATTGCGGATAAAGAAGGGGTCGATTATCGTGCCGTTTATGATTCCATTAAGGCTGCAAGAAAAAAGTTTTTGAAATATTTCTAAAAAACACCTCATCAAAAAGCCCCGAAAATCTCCGTAGATATGGAAGGCAGTTTTAAACGGCTTTCCAGAAAGGGGTGGATTATGGACCACACATTAAAGATCAGTGTTTCAAAGAAGCCGGTATCCAGCGGGATCGTGAGCTGCCGCCATATCTCCGTGAGGGAGCGTTTTCTACGCTTCCTCTTAGGAGATAAGCAGCGCCTTACGGTAATCGTGCCGGGGGATTCCGTCCGTGAACTGGCGATCAGCGAAGTAAAGGAAGGAGGGACTGTACATGGGCAAAGTGAAGTTACTGCTTGATGTCATTGACGACCTGCATTCCCTTGCCGACAGCCTGCAGGCGGTTGCGGATGCAGTGGCAGAAAATGATGCGTCAGAGGAAATGACAACAACAAAGGAGCCGGAAGAAAAAGGCAGGACGAAAGCCGCCACAAAGAAAACCACAGCGAAAAAGTCTGTAAAGGCAGAGCCGGAGGAAAAACCGCTGACATTGGAGGAAGTCCGTGCGGTGCTGGCTGAAAAATCCCGTGCGGGGCATACAGCGGAAGTAAAAGAGCTGCTGAATAAGCATGGCGCAGATAAGCTGTCGGAGATTGACCCGGCAGAATACTCTGCCCTGCTTGCGGATGCGGAGGTGCTGTAAATGGGAACACACGCTTTATTATCTGCATCTTCAAGCCACAGATGGCTTGCCTGCCCGCCGTCCGCAAGGCTCTGCGAGAACTATGAGGATACGGGCAGCGAATACGCACAGCAGGGGACGGATGCCCACAGCCTGTGCGAACACAAACTCAAATCGGCGCTTGGCATGGAAACCAAAGACCCAACAGAAAGCCTTGCTTTCTATGATGAGGAAATGGAGGAATGTGCCTGCGGTTATGCCGAGTATGTCCTCTCGCTGGTGGAGGAAGCAAAGAAATCCTGTAAAGACCCTGCCGTGCTGATTGAACAGAAACTGGACTTTTCCCGCTTTGTCAAGGACGGATTCGGCACAGGCGACTGTGTGATCATCGCAGACGGAACGCTGTATATCATCGACTACAAGCACGGCAAAGGCGTGGAGGTTTCCGCCGCAGAAAATCCTCAGATGATACTGTATGCCCTCGGTGCATTGGAGCTGTTCGACGGCATCTATGACATTGATACCGTCCGCATGGCAATCTACCAGCCTCGCAGGGAGAATGTCAGCGTGTGCGTCATGGCAAAGGATGACCTTCTCCAGTGGGCATATAACGACCTTATAGCGAAAGCGAAGCTTGCTTATGACGGCGAGGGAGAATTCAATGCAGGCGAACACTGCAGGTTCTGTAAGGCAAAAGCAGTCTGCAGGAAACGTGCGGAATATAACCTGGAACTTGCAAGGTACGATTTTGAGATGCCCGCCACGCTGGAAGATGATGAGATCGCAGCAATCCTCATAAAAGCGGATGAGCTGGCGGCATGGGCGGTGGATGTGAAGGAGTTTGCATTGCAGCAGGCGTTAAGCGGTGTGAAGTATGACGGCTTTAAAATCGTGGAAGGCCGTTCCAACCGTAAGTATACCGATGAGGACGCTGTGGCAGATACTGTGAAGAAGGCAGGATTTGACCCGTATGAGCCAAAACTGCTCGGCATCACTGCTATGGAGAAGCTGCTCGGCAAAAAGAAGTTTGCGGAAATTTTAAAGGGACTTGTGGAAAAGCCGCAGGGCAAGCCCGCACTTGTGCCTGAGTCAGACAAGAGGCCGCCGATGAACACGGCGATTGAAGATTTCAAAGAAAATTAGGAGGAAAACCATATGTCAAATAATGTTACAAATCCAACAAAGGTGATCACTGGACCCGATACCCGCTGGAGTTACTGCAATGCCTGGGAAGCAAAATCAATCCAGGGCGGGACACCGAAATTCTCCGTGTCGCTCATTATCCCGAAGTCGGATAAAAAGACCATTGCAAAGATTAAGGCGGCTATTGATGCGGCATACCGTGAGGGAGAATCCAAACTCAAGGGAAACGGCAGAAGCGTCCCTGCACTGTCTGTCCTTAAAACCCCGCTCCGTGACGGCGATACGGAACGCCCGGATGATGAAGCCTATGCGGATTCCTATTTCGTCAATGCCAACAGCTCCACGGCTCCGGGCATTGTTGACGCAGACAGACAGCCGATCATTGACCATTCGGAAGTTTACAGCGGTGTGTACGGCAGGGCGAGCATCAACTTTTATGCTTTCAATTCCAACGGCAATAAGGGAATCGCCTGCGGCCTGAACAATCTGCAGAAGATCCGTGACGGCGAGCCTCTGGGCGGCAAGTCCCGTGCAGAGGATGACTTTGCAGACGAGGATGATGAGGATTTCCTGTCTTAACAGCGTAACGGAAAAATACAGCCACGGGGTGGCGGGCGTTCTGCCTGCCGCCCTTAAGGCAGTGAAAGGAGCTGGTGGAATTGAAAACTTTATCACTGGACTTGGAAACATTCTCAGATGTGGATTTATCCAAATGCGGAGTTTACAAATATGTCTCATCCCCTGCTTTTGAGATTTTATTGTTCGGCTATTCCGTTGACGGCGGAGATGTCCATGTAGTTGATCTTGCCTGCGGAGAGAAAGTCTCTGCGGATATTTTAGCGGCACTGGAAGATGAAAGTGTAATGAAGTGGGCATATAACGCACAGTTTGAAAGAATCTGCCTCTCAAGGTTTCTGGGGTTTTCTGTCGGGAGTTATCTTGATCCGTTATCATGGCACTGTTCTATGGTCTGGGCGGCTACGCTTGGGCTGCCTATGTCTTTGGAAAATGTGGGTGCTGTGCTTGGACTGGAAAAACAGAAACTAACAGAAGGAAAGGATCTGATCAGGTATTTCTGTGTTCCGTGCAAGCCGACCAAAGCAAACAGCGGCAGGACACGGAATCTACCTGAACACGATATGGAGAAATGGCAGAGGTTTAAGGCATACAACCTTCGTGATGTGGAGGCGGAAATGCAGATACAGCAGAGGCTTGCAAAATTCCCCGTGCCGGATTTTGTGTGGGAGGAATACCGCCAGGACCAGGAGATAAACGACCGTGGAATTGGCGTGGATATGGATATGGTCAGACAGGCGATCGCTATGGACGGACGTTCCAAATCGGAATTGTCGGCAGCGATGAAAGAACTGACGGAGCTTGAAAACCCAAACTCCGTACAGCAGATGAAGCAGTGGCTTTTAGAGAATGGACTGGAGACGGACTCATTGGATAAAAAGGCGGTGGCCGCATTGCTGAAAGAAGCGCCAGAACCTTTAAAAACCGTCCTGACACTTCGGCAGCAGCTTGCTAAATCATCCGTGAAGAAGTACCAGGCCATGCAGAATGCCGTGTGTGCAGACAGCCGTGCGCATGGAATGTTTAAATTCTATGGAGCCAATAGGACCGGCCGGTTCTCTGGGCGCATTATCCAGTTGCAAAATCTGCCCCAGAACCATATCCCTGATCTGGCACAGGCACGGGAGCTTGTGAAATGCGGTGATTATGACGCCCTTTCTGTGCTTTATGAAGATATCCCCGATACGCTGTCACAGCTTATCCGCACGGCCTTTGTGCCGCAGGACGGAAGAAAATTCATCGTGGCGGATTTTTCAGCGATTGAGGCGAGGGTGATCGCCTGGATTGCCGGGGAGCGCTGGAGGCTTAAGGTTTTTGAGGACGGCGGTGATATTTACTGTGCGTCAGCAAGCCAGATGTTCCATGTGCCTGTTGAGAAGCATGGCGTGAACGGTCATCTGAGACAGAAAGGCAAAATAGCGGAATTGGCTCTTGGATATGGCGGGTCAGTCGGGGCGCTGAAATCTATGGGTGCATTGGATATGGGGCTTGCAGAGGAAGAACTGCAGCCTCTGGTAAATGCCTGGAGGGATTCCAATCCGAATATCACGGAGTTCTGGTGGGATGTTGACCATGCCGTAAAGGAATGCGTCAAGAAGAGAATGCCGACAGAAACACACGGCATCCGCTTTGACCATCAGAGCGGGATGCTGTTCATCACTCTTTTTTCAGGCAGGAGACTTGCTTATGTCAAGCCGAGGATTGGCGAGAACCGTTTCGGCGGTGAGTCCGTCACCTACATGGGGGTCGGCAGTACAAAAAAGTGGGAGCGGCTGGAAAGCTACGGCCCCAAGTTTGTGGAAAATATCGTGCAGGCAACCGCCCGTGATATTTTGTGCTATGCCATGCAGGCGCTGAAAAACTGTGCGATTGTGGCTACGGTGCATGATGAGATCATCATTGAGGCGGATAAACGGATGTCGGTGGAAGCGGTCTGTGAGCAGATGGGCAGGACTCCGCCCTGGGCAGAAGGTTTGAAACTTCGGGCGGATGGTTACAGTTGCAGTTTTTACCAGAAAGATTAGGTGGCGATATGGAAGTGTTAAGGATCGAGTATGAAACAGGATACATGGAGTTTATCGTGGAAGCGTTCTTCCCCTGTAAGCTGCCTGTTGCAAGGAAAATCGTCCCGCTCATCAACCGGTATTGTCCTGATGAAGTGAAAAATGAGCTGCTTTCGGAACTGTGTGGAATGGCAGACGGATATAAAGTGCTCTGTGATATGTACAAAGAAAAAGCAGGGGGATTTCCTGATGATCCGCCAATGAAAAGACACTGGAAAGCACAGTTTAACAGGACGGAAATTCTCCGCAAAAGGATGGAGAGAAATATAGATCTGATTTCGGGAGGTAAGACGGATGCAGGGAAAAAGGATGCCTGAATGCAGGGCGCACGATGACTGCTTTGCCAACCACGATGGTGTGTGCTGCTGTCTGAGCGATAACAATTTCAACGGGAAGGACTGCCCGTTTTATAAAACAGAAGAAACAGTCCGCAGAGAACAGAATGGAGGTTCAGTTTATGGGGATCAGGAAATTTAACAGCGAGGGATACCACGACCCGACCACATATGAGGCTTTGTCAAATATCAGGAAGGAAGAAAAAGCGGCGAAAAGAGCGTACCGACCGCTTGTATATATATGCTCCCCTTTTGCCGGGGATACGGAAATAAACACGGAAAAAACAAGGCATTACTGCCGTTTTGCGGTAAGGAATGCCTGCATTCCGCTGGCTCCGCACCTGTTCTTTCCGCAGTTTATGGATGATGCTGTCCCTGCGGAAAGAAGCCTTGCAATGTTTATGAACATGGTGCTTTTAGGCAGGTGCGAACAGGTGTGGGTGTTTGGCCGCGCCATATCTGCGGGCATGGCGGCGGAGATTGAGAAAGCGGAAAAGAGGAATATGCCAGTCCGCTATTTCACAGAAAATTGTGAGGAGGTTGGATTATCTTGAAAATGACATTTTACACGGCGAACTGCAGGGGCAATGCAAAGAACAGCATTTATCCCAATAAGAGAGTCGTTGATAACGAGGATGACTGTATGGAGGTTATGGCGTTTGACCATGTATGTGTGGAATTCAAAAGCTACCGCAGGAGCGGGGATAATTTCCTCTCCTGCGATGTGGACGTGATGGACTGTGACAATGACCATTCCGACAATCCCGCAGACTGGATTCATCCAGAGGATTTAGAAGAAAAAATTGGGAAGGATGTGGCGTTTGCCGTTGTTCCGAGCCGAAACAACATGAAGCCAAAGGACGGCAGGTCTGCAAGGCCGAGGTTCCATGTGTACTTCCCGCATGATCCTGTTACTGATGGTGATGCCTGTGCCGCTCTGAAAAAGGCTGTCCAGCAGAAGTTTCCGTTTTTTGACGGCAATGCCATCGATTCCGCAAGGTTTATTTTTGGGAATCCGTGCAGTGAAATCTTATGGCATGAGGGTGAGATCACCATCGACTGTATCGTAAGACCACAGGGCAGCAGGGAAATCCCACAGGGACAGAGGAACGCCACCATGTCCCATTTTGCGGGGCGTGTAGTGAAGCGTTACGGTGCAACAGAAAAGGCGTATGGAATTTTTATGGAAGAAGCGGATAAATGCAGCCCTCCGCTTGAAGATGCGGAACTTTCAATGATCTGGCAGAGCGCCTGCCGCTTTGCGGAAAAGGTGAAAAATCAGGACGGCTATGTTGCCCCGGATGAATACAACGATGAATTTGCAGGGGAAACCTTAAAGCCCGGTGATTATTCCGACATCGGCCAGGCAAAGGTGCTGGCAAGGGAATACGGTGGTGAACTGAGATATACAGCGGCAACCGATTATCTGCGTTTCTGCGGGCAGTATTGGGTGGAGTCCAAGCAGCAGGCAGTGGGTGCGGCGGAGGAATTTTTAGACCTTCAGCTTGAGGATGCGAAAGACGAGGTGTCACGCACACGCCAGGCACTTTTGGATTTGGGCGTTTCGGAAGATGACATCGTGTCGGGCGGCAAAGCTCTGGAAAAGAAGATCAGCAGCAGCCAGACCGATGCTTATCTTGCGTATAAAACCGCACTGGCATATAAGGCGTTCGTGATGAAACGCAGGGATATGAAATACATTGTGTCGGCTCTGCAGGCGGCAAAGCCTATGCTGGAGATTAGTGTAAGCGACCTTGACAAAGACGGCTTTCTGCTGAATACGCCAGATGGGACTTATTATCTTCCTGACGGACTGGAAGGCAGGCGCGACCACAGTTCGGAAGATTATATCACGAAAATTACGGCAGCCGAACCGGGAGATAAAGGGAAAGAACTGTGGGAGGATTCGCTCAACACTATTTTCTGCGGTGACGCTGAGCTGATTGATTATGTACAGCAGATCGTGGGCATGGCTACGGTCGGCCGTGTCTATATGGAATCGCTGGTCATTGCCTACGGCGAGGGCAGGAACGGCAAATCCACGTTCTGGAACACAATAGCCCGTGTGCTTGGGACTTACAGCGGCAATATGTCCTCCGATACCCTTACGGTCGGATGCAAGAGGAACGTAAAGCCGGAGCTTGCCGAAGCCAAAGGAAAGCGTCTCATCATTGCCGCCGAACTGGAGGAAGGGATGCGTCTGAACACTGCCGTGGTAAAACAGATGTGTTCCACGGATGAGATTTTTGCGGAGAAGAAGTACAAAGACCCTTTCAGCTTCACGCCGAGCCATACCCTTGTGCTGTATACCAACCACCTGCCAAGGGTGGGCGCAAATGATCCGGGTACGTGGAGGCGTTTGATTGTGATACCGTTCCATGCCAGGATTGAGGGCGCCGGGGATGTGAAGAACTATGCCGATTTCCTCGTTTTGGAGGCAGCCCCGGCTGTCATGGCATGGATCATTGAGGGTGCGAAAAAAGTGATCAGCCGTAACTTCCACATTCCCTGCCCTGCCTGCGTGGAGGATGCCATAAAATCATACCGTGAGGATAATGACTGGCTTGGGCATTTCCTGGGTGAGTGTTGCGAGGTAGCGGCGAATTATACGGAAAAGTCGGGAGAACTGTACCGTGCATACCGCTGCTACTGTGCGCAGACGGGCGAATATGCGAGAAGCACTGCGGATTTTTACAATGCACTGGAAATGGCGGGCTTTTCCCGAAGGAGGACGAAAGCAGGAATCACTGTATATGGACTGCGTCTCCAGGAAGAAAAAGTGGGTGGTTAAAAACTCCCATTTTTCGGTAAGGGTGTAGGTCGGTGTAGGTCTCCGTATAAAACCCCCTTTAGGGCAGTTTTTTCAGTAAAAAATCACCTATAGAGGGTTTTAAGGTACGACCTTCACCGACCTGCACCCTAAAGCCTGGAATGCTGAAAATATAAGGGTTTGGAGGTTATGGCATGAGAGAGAAAACCATAGAACAGAAATTTGTGGCGGCTGTTAAGGCCGTCGGAGGTCTGGCACTTAAGTTCACATCGCCCGGTTTTGATGGGGTGCCTGACAGAATCGTACTTCTCCCCGGAGGGAAGATGGCGTTTGTGGAGGTAAAAGCTCCGGGAGAAAAGCCACGCCCGCTGCAGCTGGCAAGGCACAGGCTGTTACGGCGGTTAGGATTTCGGGTGTATGTGCTGGACGAAGAGTCACAGATTGGAGGGATGATTGATGAAATACAGTCCGCATGATTATCAGAAATATGCAGTCGGGTATATTGAATCCCATCCCGTTGCAGCAGTTCTTTTGGATATGGGACTTGGCAAGACGAGCATTACGCTGACCGCACTTGCCGACCTGCTGTTTGACAGTTTTGAAATTCATAAAATTCTGATTGTGGCACCCCTGCGTGTAGCAAAAAATACATGGAGTGCTGAAATCGAAAAGTGGGATCATCTGAAAGGCTTGAAATACAGTGTGGCAGTCGGCACAGCAGTGGAACGGATTGCGGCTCTGAAAGCAGAGGCAGATATCTATATCATCAACCGTGAAAATGTGCAGTGGCTGATTGCTGGGAGCGGTGTCCCTTTTGACTTTGACATGGTGGTGATTGATGAGATTTCGTCTTTCAAAAACCACCAGACAAAGCGGTTCAAAGCACTGATGAAAGTAAGGCCGAAGGTAAAACGTATCGTGGGGCTGACCGGCACGCCGAGCAGCAACGGATTGATGGATTTATTTGCAGAGTTCCGTCTGCTGGATATGGGAGAACGGCTTGGAAGATTTATCGGGCAGTACCGCACGGCATACTTCCAGCCTGACAAGCGGAACGGGCAGATCGTATTTTCCTACAAGCCCCTGCCTGGGGCAGAAAAACAGATATACGATAAAATCTCTGATATCACGATTTCCATGAAATCCACCGACCATCTGCAGATGCCGCAGCTTATCAGCACTGAATACGAAGTGCGGCTTTCGGAGAAAGAACGTGAGAAATATGACAGCCTGAAATCAGACCTGGTGCTGGAGCTGACGGATGGAGAGATTACCGCTGCCAATGCCGCCTCCCTTTCGGGAAAGCTGAGCCAGATGGCGAACGGAGCAATCTATGATGATAAGCAGGCTGTCATAGAGATACACAGCCGAAAGCTGGACGCACTGGAGGATATCATCGAGAGCATGAACGGCAGGCCGCTTCTGGTGGCTTACTGGTTCAGGCATGACCTGGAGAGGATTTCCGAAAGGCTTAACTCCCTGCATATCCCGTTTTCAAAGCTGGATACAACGGCAAGCATTAAGCGTTGGAACAGCGGGGAACTGCCCGTTGCTTTGATACATCCTGCATCGGCGGGACACGGCCTGAATCTCCAGGGCGGAGGTTCGGCGCTGGTGTGGTTCGGGCTTACATGGTCTTTGGAACTGTATCAGCAGACGGTGGCAAGGCTGTGGCGGCAGGGGCAGGAATCGGAAACCGTGGTGGTGCAGCACATCATCACAAAAGGGACCATTGACGAGCGTATCATGAAGGCGCTGGAATTAAAAGACACTTCGCAGTCCGCCTTGATAGATGCGGTAAAAGCCAGTCTGTGACAATCAATGACAACCAGAGTCAATCCGAGGGAATTTTTAATTCGGAGGTGGCTTATGACAGCAAAAGAATATCTGATGCAGGCATACAGGCTGAATGAACTGATCGATTCCGATACGGAGGAGCTGGAACATCTGCGTGAACTGTCAGGCAGGATATCGGGTTCAAACTTCGGCGAGCGTGTACAGTGCAGCAGGAATACGGAACCGCCCTTTGTAAAATATCTTGGCGACATCATAGAGATGGAGCAGAAAATACACAGGGAGCTTTGCCATCTGGTGGTGCTGAAAAAACAGATCAGTGAAGCAGTCGAATCAGTCAGCAGCAGAGAGGAAAGGCTCCTTCTTACCTATCGGTATTTCAATAACTGTACCTGGGAGGAGATTGCGGAAAGGCTCCACGTTTCAAACCGTACTGTCCACCGTATCCATGCATCTGCTTTGAAAAATTTTTCCGTGCCGGATTAAGGTTGGCACACTTTGCCGTAGTTTGGCACGGGGAAACGTGGTATGATAGTATCATAGAAAATTGCGTAAAGCGCAGAGCCATTCATGGGAGAAATCCTGTGGGTGGCTTTCTTTATGGCCAAAGGAGGTGGAGCTGATGCCGAGGAAACCGAAGCGGCCGTGTTCTTACCCCGGCTGTCCGGAACTTACGGACGGGCGGTTCTGTGAGGAACATACAAAGCTTATGAACAGACGCTACGAGAAGTATGGCAGGGACCCTGCTGTACGCCGTAGGTATGGGAGGGCGTGGAAAAGAATCCGTGACAGCTATGTAAAGACGCACCCGTTCTGTGAGCAGTGTTATGAGAAAGGGATTCTTGTGCCTGTCGAGGAAGTACACCATAAGAAGCCATTGTCCGAAGGCGGAACGCATGATAGGAGCAATTTAATTTCTCTTTGTAAATCCTGCCATTCAAGGATTCATGCACAGCGCGGTGACAGGTGGCACTGACCCCAGGGGCGGCCAAAATCCCTAAAATGGAAGCGGCAGGGCAACGGTGCCGGGGTCACACGCATAAAAAGCGGAAATCAAACGGGGTATTGCCCCCTGGGATTTCCAGTATTCAATATGGTTTTCATATGCTGCGGTGTTTGATTTCCGCAGCATTTTTTCAAAGGAAATCAAAGAAATGGGGGGTGGAAACAGTGGCAAAGGACGGCAGTAACCGCGGCGGTGCAAGGCCGGGCGCAGGCAGGAAGCCAAAGGCGCTCACGGAAAAAATCAGCGAGGGGCGCTCGGCAGAAGTCCTGATGGAGCCTGCGGAGCTGGAAGGCATGGATGTGCCGCCCGTGAAGGATTTTTTGAAATCGCCGCAGAAAAGCGGCCGTGAGCTGGTGGCGGAGGAAGTCTACCGTGAAACGTATAACTGGCTGAAAGCAAGGAACTGTGACAGGCTGGTCACCGTCCAGATGGTGGAGCAGTATGCCATGAGCGTGTCCCGCTGGATTCAGTGTGAGGAGATTGTTTCCTCTACGGGGTTTCTTGCAAAGCACCCGACCACAGGGGCGGCTATCGCTTCCCCGTATGTTGCCATGAGCCAGTCTTACATGAAACAGACCAATTACTGCTGGATGCAGATATACCAGATCGTCAAGGAGAACTGCTCGGTGGAGTTTTCAGGGAACACGCCGCAGGATGATGTGATGGAGCGGCTTTTGAGGGCGAGGAAAGGAAACTGATATGAAAACAGAACTTACAGAATTTATGGAGACGCTGAAATCCAACCGTAAGAATTTAACGGCACAGCAATATAGGACCATAAAAGGCCAGGCATTGAAAGGCAGTGTTTGTGATGCAAGGAAAGGTCTGTATAAAGTTTTGAAAAGGAGATGCGGATAATTGAAAACGACAACGGAAATGCAGCTCATATCTACGGAGAAACTGATACCGTATGTGAACAATGCGAGGACGCATTCGGCTGAACAGATAAATAAACTCCGCTCATCCCTGCGTGAGTTCGGATTTATCAATCCTGTCATTATTGACCGTGACTTCAATGTCATAGCCGGCCACGGCAGGATTGAGGCGGCAAAGGCGGAGGGAATTTCGGAAGTGCCGTGTGTGTTTGCGGACTATCTTACTCCTGCTCAGAAGAAAGCATATATCTTAGCCGACAACCGCATGGCAATGGACGCAGGCTGGGATGAAGAACTTCTGAGGATTGAGATTGAGGCTCTGCAGGCGGAGTCCTTCGATATCGGCCTGACGGGATTTGATGAAAGCGAAATCTCAGATTTGTTTGAAACTGATAGTGAAGTGAAGGATGATGATTTTGATGTGGATGCAGAACTGGAAAAGCCGCCCGTTACAAAAAGCGGCGACCTCTGGCTGCTCGGAAACCACCGTCTTATCTGTGGTGACAGCACAAAAGAAGAAACATACACACTTCTGATGGATGGGAAAAAAGCCAACCTTGTGGTGACGGACCCGCCTTATAACGTCAACTATGAGGGTTCGGCGGGAAAAATCAAAAATGACAACATGGAAAACGGCAGGTTTTATCAGTTCCTGCTTGACGCCTTTACCTGCATGGAAAAGGCCATGGAGAATGATGCAAGCATCTATGTATTTCACGCAGATACAGAAGGCTTGAATTTCAGGAAGGCATTTGCAGATGCTGGTTTCTATCTGTCCGGGACGTGTATCTGGAAAAAGCAGAGCCTTGTGCTCGGCAGGAGTCCGTATCAGTGGCAGCATGAGCCGGTCCTGTTCGGCTGGAAAAAGAAGGGCAGGCACCAGTGGTACACAGGCAGGAAAGAGTCCACCATCTGGGAATTCGACAAGCCGAAGAAGAACGGCGACCATCCGACTATGAAGCCTGTGCCTCTGATTGCTTATCCGATTAAAAACTCAAGCATGAGCAACTGTATCGTGCTTGACCCGTTCGGCGGCAGCGGCAGTACGCTGATCGCCTGTGAGCAGACAGACCGTGTATGCTATACCATTGAGCTTGATGAGAAATTTTGCGATGTCATTGTGAAGAGATATATCGAACAGGCAGGTACAACGGAAAATGTGTATGTGGTGCGTAATGGCCAGACCATAAAGTTTGATGAGCTGGAGGTCATTGCGGATGGAGAATAAGAATTTAACACTTGGGAGTCTGTTTGACGGCAGCGGCGGATTCCCGCTGGGAGGCTTGATTTCCGGGATCACCCCTTTATGGGCATCGGAAATCGAGCCTTTCCCTATCCGTGTGACAACGAAAAGGCTGCCGCAGGTGGAGCATTACGGTGATGTTTCCACACTTGACGGTGCAAAGCTTCCGCCCGTTGATATCATCACTTTCGGTTCGCCCTGCCAGGATATGTCCATTGCGGGAAAACGTGAGGGGCTTGGCGGCTCACGCAGTAATTTATTTTACCAGGCGGTAAGAATCGTAAAAGAAATGAGGTGTAAGACAGATGGCAGGTATCCAAGATTTGTGGTGTGGGAAAACGTCCCGGGGGCATTCTCGTCAAACAAAGGGAAAGACTTCAAAGCCGTCCTCGAAGAAATCTGCAAAGTCAAAGACCCCTGTGTGTATGTCCCTGAATCTGCAAAGTGGCAGAATGCAGGGGGAATCCTGGGAAACGGTTTCTCCGTTGCATGGCGGGTGTTCGACGCGCAGTTTTGGGGAGTCCCCCAGCGGAGAAAACGCATCTACCTTGTCGCAGATTTTGCAGGCGGGTGTGCCGGAAAAATATTATTTGAGTCAGAAGGCGTGTCTGGGTATACTCCGCAGGGCTTCAAGTCGTGGCAAGGAACTGCCTCCGATCTTAAAGAAGGCGCTGGAGCGGCAGGCAGGCTGTGTCTGAACGACCAGGGCGGAAACAGAATGGATGTGACGGAAGATGTGATCTGCACATTGAGAGCAGAATCCCATCATCCGCCCTGTGTTATGGAATCGGCAGGTTTTTGCACGGAGCATTCGGCGAAAGCAAGGGGTATCGGTTATGAAGAAGAAACCGCACCGACCTTAAGAGCCGGCACTGTCCCTGCAGCGGTGATGTTTGAGAATCACAGCCAGGACACACGTTACCGCGGGCCGCTTGAAACTGCCCCCACGGTATCTTCAACCTACGGAACGGGCGGCAATAACCAGCCTTTTGTTGTGGAAAGGCCAAAGTGCTATGATGTGCGTTTTACTTCCGAAGGAACAAAAAATGCCCGTCAGAACTGCTATGAAACAGAAACGGCGAGGACGATTGACACTGGCGGCAATGCTCCCGATTCTAATCAGGGCGGTGTCGCTGTCGTATATGGAATCTGCTCCAAAGACAGCAATTCCATGAAGTCGGATAACCCACACAACGGATTTTATGAGGCTGAGACGGCAAGAACGCTTGATGCGAACGGTGGCAATCCATCGTGCAACCAAGGCGGGATGGCAGTTGTTGCTATTCAGGGTTCTATGATCGGCAGGAAGGATGAAAACGGACCCCAGGGCAGCGGCATAAACGAAGATGTGTCTTTCACTTTAAATGCTACCGACAAACACGCAGTGGTCTATGCCATTGACCGTGAAACTTTTAACTGTGGACAGAATTTTGCAAGAAATCTTGGGATAAAAACAGACGGGGTAAATCCTACGCTCAATGCACAGGGACCATCTGCAGTGGCACAGCCTGTTTACTGCACAAGCAAAAATTCCCATCATACTATTGCAGAGAAAGAACTTGCAAACACACTGGTGGCTACCGATTACAAAGACCCGCCCTGCGTGGCAAAGGAAGAAATCACCGAACCACACTATATTGTTCGTAGATTAACTCCGACCGAATGCGCAAGGCTGCAGGGCTTCCCCGACTGGTGGTGTGCAGATCTGGGGATTGAAAACCCCACTGAAGATGACTTGATTTTTTGGAGAGAGGTTTTTGAGACACACCGCAGGATCATGGGGACTTCCTCAAAGCCAAAGACCGATAAACAGATTATCAAGTGGCTGAAAAACCCGCATTCCGACAGTGCCGAGTATAAAATGTGGGGCAACGGGATTTTTTTAGGGAACGCATATTTTGTTCTTTCGGGCATTGTGTACTACTCACAGTTCCCGGACTTTTTATTGTGACATTTTTTCTGTAATAACACTTGCTATTTCTGCGGTTTAGAGTGATATATGTAAGTACCGAAAAACGAAGGAGGTACTCACAATGAGGATTGGGTTTCATGTAACAGGGGCGGATCGCAAAGCACTCGTCACAGCGATGGGCGAGATTTTGGAAGTCAGACCGAAATATCTCGGAATGCCGACGGCGGCTTACGAGGTGGATTATTTCCGCATTGATAAAAACGGCACGGTGGAGTTTGATGACAGGGCTGACAGCGGGGAGATTGAAAATCTGTTAGAGCAGCTTGCAGAAAGGGGCTTTGCCGGAGAGGGGCAGGAAACCGTCACAGACGCAACGAAAGAAACGGCGGCAAATGATACGGCAGAAACGGATACTGCCCCACAGGGTGAAAATGTGGGGCTTACGGTGGCAATGCCGCTTGATTCAGCAAATATTGATAACCTTAAGAAACTGCTTGAAGCAAAAGGCGGTTTGATTAAAAAGGCGTTCGGCATTGATGAGCTTCCGGTTGAAGTCGATGAAGAGAAGATTTCCTTTCCCTGGTTTTCAGAAACGGACAGCGATACGGCGAGAGCCTGCACTAATTTTATATCAGCCCTCTGCAAAATGAGCAGAGAGCAGAAACGCATCACGGCAACGGAAAAAGCCGTGGACAATGAAAAATACGCTTTCCGGTGCTTCCTGCTCCGCCTGGGATTTATCGGAGAGGAGTACAAGGCAGACAGGAAAATCCTGCTGAGAAACCTGAAAGGCAGCAGTGCATTTAAAAGCGGCACAAAAAAGGAGGCAGATCCAGATGAAATTTCCGAGTAAAGAAATTGTGGAGCAGGTGCGTAAAAAGTATCCTGCCGGCACGAGGGTGGAGCTTCTGAAAATGGACGACTGCCAGGCTCCGCCAATCGGAACAAAAGGAACCGTAACGGGTGTTGATGACACAGCTTCGGTCATGGTTGATTGGGACAATGGCAGCCATCTCCATGTGATTTTCGGGGAAGATAAAATACGCAGGATTTAGCTGTATCCGGTACAAATATACACAAGATATAGCGGAAATGATTGTGTAGTAATCGTATTGCTATATGCCCGGACAGACGCTAATATGTGTACACCGAAAGGGAAAACAAAGAAAAATCAGACGGAGGTACACACCATGAACGATAAGGTTTTAAGACAGGTTGAGGAAATGAAAAAGCAGACCATCGGGGTCGAGGTTGAGATGAATAACATCGCAAGGGATAAGGCAGCGAGGCTTGCGGCTGAGTTCTTCGGCACAGGCAGATACGAAAACACAGCAGGAAGGAATGGCTACAGCACCTGGTCAGCCTGGGATGCAGACGGCAGGGAGTGGAAATTCCAGAAGGATGTCAGCATTGCGGGACCTGACAATGAAAAATGCGAACTGGTAACCCCGATCCTCACCTACTCCGATATAGAACTTCTGCAGGAGCTTATCAGACAGCTCAGACACGCAGGTGCAAAGAGTGATGCGACAAGGGGCTGCGGAATCCACTGCCACATCGGGGCAAACGGACACACACCGCAGACGCTCAGAAACCTTGCAAACATCATGGCAGGCCACGAAAGCCTTTTAGCGGATGCCCTGAATCTCGACAGGGGCAGGATGAACCGCTACTGCAGGACGGTCGACCCAAGATTTTTAGAGCAGCTCAATAAGAAAAAGCCTAAGACAATGGCACAGCTTGCGGATATCTGGTATACCTCCAACGGTGCGGATTATGGCAGGAGCCACCATTACAACGACAGCAGATACCATATGCTCAACTACCACGCAACCTTTACGCACGGGACAATCGAATTCAGGTTATTCCAGTTTGACGCACCTGCGGACGGCAGGAAAAACGGGCTCCACGCAGGACAGTTAAAGGCTTACATCCAGCTCTGCCTCGCACTCAGCCAGATGGCAAAGGAAGTGAGGACAGCATCACCGAAGGAACAGCAGAAAGAGAATCCGAAATACGCAATGAGAACCTGGCTGCTCCGGCTGGGATTTATCGGTGACGAGTTCAAAACGGCAAGGGAGATTCTGACAAAAAGGCTTGCAGGCGACACCGCTTTCCGCAACGGCAGGGCCGCTTGAAGGGACCGCAGGGGTTAGCCTCCTGCCACTTTCCTGACCGCTTCGGCGGTCTTAAGGTGGTAGAAGGGTGAGTCTCGCCTCCCGGCTCGGTCGGTGCTTCTGCCTTCGGCAGAGGTGCCCGCCGGACACCCGCACCCTTCGGAAAGGACGGATACCATTATGGAAAAAAGATATTATATCGCTTACGGCAGCAACCTGAACATCAGGCAGATGCGGATGCGCTGCCCTTCGGCAAGGATCATCGGCACGGCTGAAATCCCCGGTTACGGACTGCTTTTCAAGGGCAGCAGGACGGGTTCTTATCTTACCATCGAACCAAAAGAAGGCGTGAGCGTGCCTGTTGCTGTATGGGAAACCACGGAAGAGGATGAAGCAGCCCTCGACCGCTACGAGGGATTTCCCGCCTTTTATTACAAGGCAGAGATGAAGCTGCCCATCAAGGGGATACGGTCAGGCAAAATCAGAAGCCGTAAGGTCTATGGTTACATCATGCACGAGGACAGACCGCACGGCATTCCAAGCGGATATTATGTCCGCACCTGCCTTGAGGGGTATCGGAATTTTGGATTTGATGAGAAGATTTTACTTGAAGCTGTGGCGGACAGCAGGAGGTACTGCCATGAAAAATAATGAGATAAGGATTAAGACCTGCCCGAAGTGCGGAAAGATATACAGCGGTGTGCCTGCCCTTTCGAGAACGGATAACAGTACTCTTATATGCCCGGACTGCGGGACCCGTGAATCTCTTGAAAGCATCGGCGTGAAAGCAGATGAGCAGGAGCAGATACTGGAAACAATCCACCGTTTCATGCAGCCGTAAAGTACACAAATACACTGCAGAATGATTGTGTAGTAATCGTATTGCTATATCTTTTGACTGACGGTAATATGTGTACTACCGAAAGGGAAAACAAAGCCGCAGGCTTAGAAAAACGGAGGAAACAGCAATGAAAGAATTCACAACAATGGAAAAACTGCAGATGAAGGTCAGCGCCACTTACGGCAGCGTATTGAAATTCGGGGACCACGTCCTGGTCACGGATGCCTGTTACAAAGGCGGGTTCACAGCCGATATTTACGAGTTTGTGGAAACGCCGGAAGAAACGGGGCTTGGAGATATCGAATGCCGCCTGAACCACATCGGCAGTGCAGAACAGACATTTACTGACAACGGCCATGCCATTGCATGGAGCAGGTTGCAAAATAAATAATTCCTGGTGCGGAGCCGCAAGGCTCTGTATCTTGTACAGACAGATTTCGGCTTGCCATTGGCAGGCTGTTTTTTATGCCCGGACGGAGGTGGGAGTTTGCGAAAATTGAAAAAATACAGGACGACAAAATTCAAGGCAAAGGACAGCCGCTATGATTCGGATGCCGCCGATTTTGCCGTGATGTTCATAGAGAGCCTTTGCCATACCAAAGGCACATGGGCGGGAAAGCCCTTTGAACTGATCGACTGGCAGGAGCAGATAATCAGGGATTTGTTTGGTACGCTAAAGCCAAACGGCTACCGGCAGTTTAATACGGCGTATGTGGAGATACCGAAGAAAATGGGAAAATCGGAGCTTGCTGCGGCAGTCGCCCTATTGCTTTGCTGTGGGGATGGCGAGGAACGTGCCGAGGTTTACGGCTGTGCTGCCGACCGTCAGCAGGCAACTATCGTATTTGATGTGGCGGCGGATATGGTGCGGATGTGTCCTGCACTGAATAAGCGTGTCAAAATTCTCGCCTCACAGAAAAGGATCGTATATCTGCCGACAAACTCCTTTTACCAGGTGTTGTCAGCAGAGGCTTATTCCAAGCACGGATTTAATATCCACGGCGTTGTGTTTGATGAGCTCCATACCCAGCCGAACAGAAAACTGTTTGATGTCATGACCAAAGGTTCAGGTGATGCCAGGATGCAGCCACTGTATTTTCTCATCACTACGGCGGGTACGGATACCAACAGCATCTGTTATGAAACACACCAGAAAGCAAAGGATATTTTAGAAGGCAGAAAGATTGACCCAACATTTTATCCCGTGATCTACGGTGCGGATGAGGGTGACGACTGGACTGACCCAAAGGTGTGGAAGAAAGCAAATCCCTCCCTCGGCATTACGGTCGGGATTGACAAAGTCAGAGCCGCCTGTGAATCGGCAAAGCAGAATCCCGGCGAGGAAAATTCATTCAGGCAGTTAAGGCTGAACCAGTGGGTGAAACAGGCAGTCCGCTGGATGCCGATGGACAAATGGGACGGCTGTGCGTTCCCTGTCCGGGAAGATGACCTGGAAGGGCGTGTGTGTTATGGCGGCCTTGACCTCTCATCCACTACGGATATTACAGCGTTTGTGCTTGTCTTTCCGCCTTTGGATGAAGATGATAAATATATGGTCCTGCCGTATTTCTGGATACCCGAAGACTCTCTTGAACTGCGTGTTCGCCGTGACCATGTGCCTTATGATGTCTGGGAACGGCAGGGATTTTTGCAGACCACAGAGGGAAATGTAGTGCATTACGGCTATATTGAGAAATTCGTTGAACGACTTGGTGAGCGTTTCAATATCCGTGAGATTGCTTTTGACCGCTGGGGCGCTGTGCAGATGGTGCAGAATCTCGAAAATATGGGGTTTACGGTTGTTCCGTTCGGGCAGGGATTTAAGGATATGAGTCCTCCTACAAAGGAATTGATGAAGCTGGTGCTTGAACAGAAGATCGCACACGGCGGCCACCCTGTCCTGCGCTGGATGATGGACAATATCTTCATCAGAACCGACCCTGCAGGCAATATAAAAGCAGATAAGGAAAAATCCACAGAAAAGATAGACGGGGCTGTTGCCACAATCATGGGGCTTGACCGTGCGATAAGGTGCGGAAATGTCGTGACGGAAAGCGTGTATGACCACAGGGGGATTTTATTTTTATAAAGGATGGTGAGAAGATATGGGATTTTTAAGCGGTCTGTTTCGTTCAAGGGACGCACCCAGGAACAGCACAAGCGGTTCTGCGTACCGTTTTTTCATGGGCAGTTCAACATCGGGCAAGCGTGTTAATGAACGCTCCGCCATGCAGATGACGGCAGTGTATTCCTGCGTCCGTATCCTGTCTGAGGCGGTTGCCGGCCTGCCTCTGCATTTATACCAGTATACAGACAAGGGCAGTAAGGAAAAGGCTGTAGATAATCCGCTGTATTTTTTGCTGCATGATGAGCCTAACACGGAGATGACTTCCTTTGTGTTCCGTGAAACGCTTATGACGCACCTGCTGCTTTGGGGAAATGCCTATTCGCAGATTATCCGCAACGGCAAGGGCGAGGCTGTGGGGCTGTACCCGCTGATGCCTGACCGGATGACGGTGGGCAGAGATGAAAAAGGACGGCTGTATTATGAATATATGGTCAGCAGTGACGATGCAAAGACGCTGAAAGACGGCACGGTAAGGCTTTCACCTTATGATGTGCTGCATATCCCCGGACTTGGTTTTGACGGGCTGGTCGGCTATTCCCCTATCGCTATGGCAAAAAACGCCATCGGTCTTGCCATTGCTGCCGAAGAATATGGCAGTAAATTTTATGCAAACGGAGCCACTCCAAGCGGCATACTGGAATATCCGGGGACAGTGAAAGAGCCTGACAAGGTGCGTGAAAGCTGGAACGCAGGGTTCGGCGGCAGCTCTAATGCCCATAAAATTGCAGTTTTAGAAGAGGGCATGAAATATACTCCGATTTCGATAAGTCCGAACGAAGCACAGTTTTTAGAAACAAGGAAATTCCAGATCAATGAGATAGCCCGAATTTTCAGGGTGCCGCCGCATATGGTGGGCGACCTTGAGAAGTCGAGCTTTTCTAATATCGAGCAGCAGTCACTTGAATTTGTGAAATACACCCTTGAGCCGTGGCTGGTGCGTTGGGAACAGGCGATGCAGAGGGCTTTGATTCCACAGGATGATAAATCCAAATACTTTATCAAATTCAATGTTGACGGCCTGCTCCGCGGGGATTACCAGAGCCGTATGCAGGGTTACGCTACGGCACGGCAGAATGGCTGGATGTCGGCTAATGATATCCGTGAGCTTGAAAACCTCGACCGCATTCCTGCAGAGGACGGAGGAGATTTGTATCTGATCAACGGAAATATGATGCCGCTCTCAATGTCAGGGGCGGCTTATGGGAAGGAGGAAACCCAAAATGAAGAAGTTCTGGAGCTGGAAGAACCGGACGGTTCAGGACAGCAAAACAGACGAAGAAACCACAGAGAGGGTGCTTGAACTGAACGGCACGATTGCCGAGGACAGCTGGTTTGACGATGACGTCACGCCGCAGCTTTTCAAAGAGGAACTGAATGCCGGTAGCGGTGACATTACCGTCTGGATAAACAGTCCCGGCGGTGACTGCGTGGCAGCGGCACAGATTTACAATATGCTTTCAAATTATGCCGGAAAAGTAACCGTGAAGATTGACGGTATAGCGGCGAGCGCCGCCTCTGTTATCGCAATGGCGGGAGATACAGTGCTTGTGTCCCCCGTTTCCATGATGATGATCCATAACCCTGCGACGATTGCCTGGGGCGATTCGGCAGAAATGCAGAAAGCCATCGCAATGCTTGACGAGGTCAAGGAAAGCATCATCAATGCTTATGAAATCAAAACGGGGTTCGACCGTAAAAAGCTGTCAAAGCTGATGGACGCCGAAACCTGGATGGATGCAAATTCTGCTGTTAAAATGGGATTCGCAGATGAGATCATGCAGAGAAATACAGCAGAGGATATGGCTGTCCCGACAGTAAGCATGATGTATTCCCGTGCTGCGGTAACAAATTCGCTTATGGATAAGCTGGCAAGGAAATGCAGGATTCAGAAGCAGGAACCAAAGACCACAGCTGATTCCCTGATGGAACGGCTGGATTTAATCAAAAATTGGAGGTAATTTTATTATGACGATTCAGGAATTAAGGGAAGCAAGAAACAAGGCGTGGCAGGGTGCAAAGGCTTTTGTTGAGAGCAAGCGTGACAAGGACGGCCTGCTTTCAAAGGAAGATGCCGAGGCCTATGCAAAAATGGAGCAGAAAATTAAGGATTACAGTGCTGAAATTGAGCGTATGGAGCAGATGGAGGCTCTGGAAAACGAGCTTAACAAGCCCGTCAATACGCCTATCCTGACAAACCCGCAGCAGACCGGCAGCGGTGGGAAGCCTAAGACAGGCAGGGCGTCTGATGGATACCGTGAAGGTATGCTGGCGGCTCTCCGTTCCAACTTCAAGCAGGTGTCCAATGTCCTGCAGGAAGGCGTGGATGCGGACGGCGGTTATCTCGTGCCGGAGGAATATGACAGCCGCCTGATCGATGTGCTTGAGGAAGAAAATATCATGCGTAAGTTGGGTACGAAGATTACAACTTCTGGTGACCACAAGATCAATATTGCAGCCACCAAGCCTGCGGCTGCCTGGATTGAGGAAGGCGGTGCATTGACTTTTGGTGACGCTACCTTTGACCAGATCCTTTTGGATGCACACAAGCTCCATGTGGCAATCAAGGTAACCGAGGAACTGCTCTACGATAATGCCTTTGGCCTGGAAAGCTATATCATTGCACAGTTCGGAAAGGCTCTGTCCAATGCCGAGGAGGACGCTTTCCTCAACGGCACAGGCACAGGGCAGCCTTTAGGGCTGTTTGCCGAAACCGGCGGCGGTACGGTTGCAAATACGGTTGATGCTCTGGCGGCGGATGATGTTATCAACCTGGTGTATGCCCTCAAGCGTCCTTACCGAAAGAATGCAAGGTTCATCATGAACGATAAGACGGTGGCACAGATCCGCACGTTCAAGGACAACAACGGTGTGTATATGTGGCAGCCTGCACTTACCCAGGGAGAGCCGGACAGACTGCTTGGATATGAAGTGTACACTTCCCCTTATGCACCGGCAGACGCGATTGCTTTCGGCGATTATAAATATTACAACATCGGAGACAGAGGGACACGTTCCTTCAAACAGCTCACAGAATTGTTTGCAGGCAACGGCATGATCGGTTTTGTGGCAAAAGAGCGTGTGGACGGCAAGCTGGTGCTTTCGGAAGCGGTGCAGATTTTAAAGATAAAGGCGGCTGCAAAGACGGTGAAAGCATAATTTTTTCAAATAACACTGCGAGGTGGTGGGATATATGATTGTGTCTTTGGAGGAAATGAAACAGTATCTGCGTGTGGATTTTGAGGATGATGACAGTTTCATTACAAATGCCCTGCATTTTGCGGAAAGCCTGTGTGCAGATATAGCAAGGCTTTCCGCAGAGGAATTTGCCGGAACGCAGACGGCGAAGATCGCCGTGATGTATGCAGTGGCATATCTGTATGAGCACCGGGAGGACGCAGACCATCATGCCCTTACCCTTACCCTGCGTTCCCTGCTTGGGGGAGTCAGGAGGAGTAAGTTCTGATGGAGATTGCACTTTTGAATGTAAAAATAGTGATACAGAAAAACACGGTGGTGGTGGACAAAATAGGAAACCACAAAAACGAATGGACGGATTACTATTCCTGCCATGCCACCGTCAGCGGTGAATCGCCAAGTGAAAATACGGACGCAGGAACGGTTGTGGACAATTCAAAGATTGATTTTACAATCCGTTACTGCAGTCTGGTTTCAAAGATTGATTCCACAGGCTGCCGTGTTCTGTATGGCGGTGAGATTTATAATATCCTCGGCATTGACCATAAGAATTTCAAAAAGAAATCGGTCAAGCTGAAATGCCAGAAAGTGAGGCGGTGATATGGGCAGGAGAATTTCCATAGATGCACTGGCTGATACCGTGATGGAGTGTCTGAACGATTATGCGGATGTTTCCACGGAGGGAATGAAGAAAGCCGTCCGCAAGGCGGGAAATACCGTGAAAAAGGAAATCAGTGCGAATGCCCCGAAAGACACGGGGACTTATGCAAAAAGCTGGGCGGTGAAGAATACGAAAGAAAATGCCCACTCGCTGGAGGTTACCGTGTATTCCAAAAACCGCTACCAACTTGCCCATCTGCTGGAACACGGCCATGCCAAACGGGGCGGCGGCAGGGCTGCGGGGAAAAGCCACATTGCCCCTGCCGAACAGACAGGTATCCGGCAGCTTGAAGAAGAGATTGAGAGGAGCCTTAAGAATGGATGAGATCATTCAGATGCTTGAAGAGATACACCTGCCTTTCTCTTATGACCATTTTGCGGAGGGCGAAGCGGCAGAGCCGCCGTTCATCTGCTACCTGCTTCCGGGCAGCGATAATTTCTCTGCGGACGGCAGGGTGTATTTTAAGGCGGGCGAAGTAAATATTGAACTGTACACCGACTGTAAGGACCTGCCGGCGGAACAGAAAGTGGAGGCTGTGCTTGACGGGCATGGCATTTTTTATGAGAAATCCGAAGTGTGGATTGAATCGGAAAAACTGTATGAAGTCCTTTATCAATTTGAAATGGAGGTTTGATTTATGGGAAACAAAGTCAAATATAATCTGAAAAATGTCCACGCCGCCAAGATGACAGAAACAGTCACGGACGGCGTGGCATCTTTTGCTTACGATAAGCCGAAAGCCATTCCCGGTGCGGTGAGCATCAGCCTTGACGCAGAGGGTGAATCTTCCCCTTTCTATGCGGACGGCATTGTATATTTCCGTTCCGTCACCAACAACGGATACAGCGGCGATCTGGAGATTGCACTTATCCCTGAGTGGTTCCGAACAGAGATTCTGCAGGAAACGCTGGATGATAAGGGTGTGCTTGTGGAAAACAGCGGTGTTGGCGAGAGCGTGAAGTTTGCCCTGCTCTTTGAGTTTGACGGGGATATCAATGCGATCCGCCATGTGCTGTATAACTGCTCGGCATCCCGTCCGTCCATCGAATCAGAGACAAAAGAGGATACCATCGAGCCAGGCACGGAAACGCTCTCCATTACGGCTGACCCACGCAGTGACGGGCTTGTCAAGGCAAGAACGGGCGATACCACGGATAAGGCGGCTTATGATGACTGGTACAAAAATGTGTATGTAAGCCCTGCACCTGCGTCAGAGGAGGGAGTCTAAATGCTGAAAAAAGAAATAGAAATCTGCGGTAAGAAAGTGCCGTTCCGTTCCTCGGCTACCATTCCGAGATTATACCGTGCGAAATTCAAACGAGATATTTTCAAGGATTTATCCAAGCTGGAGAAGTCCTACAAGGGCAAGACTGAGGACGGCGATGAATTCCAGATTGAGGACCTGGAGATATTTGAAAACGTGGCATATATTATGGCTTACCACGCTGACAATAATATCCCGCCGACCATTGAGGACTGGCTTGACCAGTTTGATATGTTCTCCATTTATGAAATCCTGCCTGAAATCCTCAAGTTGTGGGGCGAGAACATGGTGGCGGAGGTGGAGTCTAAAAAAAACTTCGTCCAAGTGAGCGGGAAATGACAACACCGCTGTTCCTCCTGCGGTGCGTGGAGATCGGCATCTCCATAGCCGATCTCGATCTGCTGACCATCGGGCTTGTTCTCGATATCTGGACGGAAAAAGCCAACGATGATGTGAAATACAAAAAGAAAGCCACCCAGGAGGACTTCGATAAATTTTAGATATTGTTCACCACTTTTTCACTTCGGTATGGTATACTTGTAAAATACAAATTGAAATTTGAGGTGATATAGAGTGAAACGTTGTATTGTAGCAACCGATATAGCCAAGCATATTAAATAAATTTTTGGAGGTTGTAAGATGACTATATCGGAAAATAAAATATATCCCCGTACAGGTGACACTGAAACAGTTTATCTGAAAAATGTGATTACTGATCCGAATATCGAGATTGGTGATTATACGATGTATAACGACTTTGTTTGTGATCCGCAGGATTTTCAAAAGAATAATGTGCTGTACCATTATCCGGTCAATCATGACCGACTTATGATTGGAAAGTTCTGTTCGATTGCCTGTGGTGCAAAATTTATATTCACGAGTGCAAATCACTCTCTGAAGTCCTTATCGACTTATCCATTTCCTATCTTTTTTGAAGAATGGGGATTGGATGTGACGGATATTACAGACGCATGGGATAATAAGGGCGATATCATAGTTGGCAATGATGTATGGATAGGTTATGAAGCTGTGATTCTTTCTGGAGTAACGATTGGGGATGGAGCAGTCATTGGAAGCCGGGCAGTGGTTACAAAGGACATACCGCCATATACAATTGTCGGTGGTGTGCCTGCGAAGCCTATACGCAAGCGATTTAATGACGTGACTATTGCAAGGTTGTTGGAACTGAAATGGTGGGATTGGTCAGAAGAACGCATTAAAGCAAACCTTAAAATTATACAGTCTGGTCGAATTGATGAATTAAATTGATTCATATTGGGAGTGTGGGGAATACTATTTTCCCCTCAACTTCCGGTTTGCAGGACAATAAACTAAATAAAATAATTTTCAAGAGTCGAGAAATCGGCTCTTTTTTCATGCCCATTTTTGCAGAGGGGAGGTATCTGGGTGGCTAACAGAATCAAGGGAATCACAGTTGAGATCGGCGGCGATACCACAGGATTGGATAAAGCCTTAAAGGGCGTGCAGTCTACTCTGCGTACCACGCAGACCTCCCTCCGTGATGTAAACAAGCTGCTGAAACTTGACCCATCAAATACGGAACTTCTGTCACAGAAACAGAGGCTTCTAAAGGATGCCATCGGTGCGACAAAGGATAAGCTGGAAACGCTGAAAACCGCACAGATACAGGCAAAGCAGCAGCTTGAAAACGGCACGCTCGGACAGGATAAATATGACGCCCTGCAGAGGGAGATTGTGGAAACGGAACAGGAGCTGCGCCGCCTGCAGGAGGAAGCGGCAAGGACAAATACCACCCTTGCAAAAATCAGCGAGGCTGGCGGGAAATTAGAAAACGCGGGCAACACCATCGCGAGAGCCGGTAAGAAGATGATGGGCGTTACCACCGTCATTGGCGGTCTTGGGACTGCCGCTGTAAAGACTGCTGCTGATTTTGACACTTCCATGAGCAAAGTGGCGGCTGTCAGCGGTGCAACGGGAAAGGACTTGGAAGCCCTCCGTGACAAAGCCCGTGAGATGGGTGCTAAGACAAAATATTCCGCATCCGAAGCTGCTGAAGCCATGAATTTTATGGCTATGGCAGGCTGGAAAACCGAGGATATGCTTTCGGGTATTGACGGCATTATGAACCTTGCAGCGGCGTCCGGTGAGGATCTGGCAACTACATCTGATATCGTGACGGATGCACTGACCGCATTCGGCCTTACGGCAAAGGACAGCGGCCATTTTGCGGATATCCTTGCGGCGGCAAGCTCGAATGCCAACACGAATGTTTCCATGGTGGGAGAGACCTTCAAATACTGTGCGCCGATTGCGGGTGCGCTTGGTTTCTCCGCAGAGGATACAGCTGAGGCTATCGGTCTGATGGCAAACGCAGGAATCAAGTCCTCGCAGGCAGGTACTTCTTTGCGTTCCATCATGAACAACCTTACCGGGGATATCAAACTCAGCGGAGCGGCTCTCGGTGATGTGACGATTGCCACTACCAATGCAGACGGCTCCATGAGGGGGCTGTCGGATATCCTTGCTGACTGCCGCGGGGCTTTCGGTAAATTATCCGAATCCGAGAAAGCAAATGCTGCAGAGTCCCTTGTCGGCAAAAATGCCATGAGCGGTTTCCTTGCCCTTATGAATGCCGCCCCTGCCGACATCGCAAAGCTGACCGGGGCGATTGACAACTGTGACGGGGTCTCCGCAAAAATGGCTGACACTATGCAGGATAACCTTGCGGGGCAGCTTACCATCCTTAAATCGCAGTTACAGGAATTAGCCATTGCCTTTGGTGAGATCCTGATGCCTGCCATCCGGAGCATCGTTTCCCATGTCCAGGCATTTATTGACAGGCTGAACGGTATGGATGAGGGTACAAAGCAGTCCATTGTAAAGATAGCCCTGCTTGTTGCCGCCATAGGCCCGCTGCTCATTATTATTGGAACAACCATTTCAAAGGTCGGCACGGCAATGAAAGCGTTCTCGTCTTTGGCACAGGGCATTATGACGCTGTCGGCAAAGGTCGGCGGCATGAGCGGCCTGATGGGTAAACTGGGAGCGGCTATCGGCGGGATATCCGCTCACGTTGTGGCGGTGGTGGCGGTGATCGGTACGCTTGTCGCTGCCTTTGTGCATCTGTGGAATACAAACGAGGGATTCCGTGAAGCCATCATAGGCACATGGAACCGGATAAAAGAAACGGTATCGGGATTCTGCCAGGGGATTGTTGACCGGCTGAATGCCCTCGGTTTCAGCTTTCAGGATATCACGGATGTGATAAAAACTGTATGGAATGGGCTCTGCCAGTTCCTTGCCCCCGTATTTGAGGGTGTGTTTAACCATATCGCAGATATCCTCTCTACGGTGACGGGGGTAATTACAGGAATCCTTGATGTATTTATCGGCCTGTTCACGGGCAGCTGGTCGCAGATGTGGGAAGGCATCAAAGGAATTTTCTCGTCTGTCTGGAACGGTATGGTATCCTTCTTTACCAATATCCTGAATGTGCTGAAAGGCGTGGCGGATGTTGTCCTCGGCTGGTTCGGCACAAGCTGGACAGAAGTCTGGACGAATATCAAGACGTTCTTCGAGGGTATCTGGAACGGTATTGTTTCATTCTTCACAGGTGTCTGGGAGGGCATCAAAAATACAGTACAGACGGCAGTGATGTTTATCGGTTCGATACTGGAAGCGGCATTTGACATCATCACCCTGCCGTTCCGTTTTATCTGGGAGAACTGCAAAGAAACTGTTATCAGCGTGTGGAACAGGATCAAGAGTGTTGTAACAACCGTTATCAATGCCGTATCCTCTGTTATCTCCACGGTGATGAATGCCATTAAAACCGTGTTCAGTACCGTCTGGAATGCGATAAGCACGAAGGTTTCAACGGTTGTGAATTCAATCAAAACCGTAGTGACGACCGTATTTAATGCGATAAAATCCGTTGCTTCCTCTGTCTGGAACGGCATCAAGTCCACGATAGGCAGTGTGGTTGACGGAATAAAAAGCAAGGTTTCAAGTGTTTTCAATGCTGTAAAAAGCACGGTATCTTCCGTGTTTAACGGTATAAAATCCACAGCCACAAGCGTGTGGAACGGAATAAAGAATGCGATCATATCGCCGATTGAAGCGGCAAAAAACAAGGTAAAGTCCATTGTTGACGCTATCAAGGGATTTTTCAGCGGCATGAAGTTAAATCTTCCGCATATCAAGCTGCCGCACTTTAGGGTGAGCGGCAAACTGTCCATTTCACCGCCGAGCGTTCCCCACCTGTCTATTGACTGGTACAAAGAGGGCGGCATTATGGCAAAGCCGACGGTGTTTGGTATGAACGGCAGTTCCTTAATGGCTGGCGGTGAAGCAGGAAAGGAAGCGATCCTGCCGCTGAAAGGCTTTTATGAACAGCTTGAAAATATCCTCTCTGCACGTCTTAACATGACGGCTATGGAGAAATACCTCGCCATCATTGCAGACAACAGCAGCAAGGGCATCTATCTTGAGGATGGGACGCTTGTAGGGCATCTGCTCCCGGATATTGACGGAGGGCTTGGAAGATCACAGAAACTGCAGAGGAGGCTCAGCCTATGATTCCAGATGTAAAATTGAATGATGTTTCTATGTTAAATCTCGGCTGGCTTCGTGAGGGCATTAATTTCCCGGCGCCGCAGCCGCAGACAAACACGATTGTTGTGCCGGGGAGAAATTCCCCCATCAGATACACCGAAGCTCTGGGCAGGGTGTCCTATCAGCCGAGGTCTTTTGACATCACGCTTTCCATGCTTGGTACAAGAGAAAAGTTTAATCAGATGTCGGAGCAGATAGTCAACCGTTTTACGGGGCAGCTTGTGGATGTAATTTTGAGTGAGGAGCCGGCTCTTTATTATGTCGGCACTTTGGAAATCTCACCGGGATATGATCCCCTTACCCATAAAGGGCAGCTTACAATAAGTTCTTCTGATGCAGATGCCTACCGTTACCATACAGAAGAAACCGTGGCTGTACAAAGTGGAAACGGCATAGCGGTTCTCACAAATGACTTTATGCCGGCAGTCCCAGCGGTAACGGTGACAGATGAAACCACACTGAAATGGCAGGTCGGCACTGACAGGTTCATAAAAACCGTAAGTGCAGGCACATGGACTTTTCCCGAACTGGAATTATCGCAGGGAGAAAATGAGATAGAGGTTACTACTGACGGCATGGTTACTTTCAGATACAGGGAGGGACGGCTATGAGGTTATTCCGTATTTATGTGGACGGGAATCTGTTCTACCACCCGCAGTTATCTTCACTTGCCGTCACAAAAGCACAGGTGCAGGAGGACGCAGAAAGCATTGACAGCCTGACCATTTCCGCACCTTTTAACCACCCGTACCTTGCCGAAATCAAGCCGATGTCCTCGGTGATTGTATGCAGACGCGGCGATGATACGGTGTTTGAGGGCAGGGCCTTAGATAATGGAACGGATTTTTACAACACCCACACCTGGACGTGTGAGTCGGCACTCGCCTATTTGAAAGACACCATCCAGCCGCCTTATGATTACAGCGGTACGCTGAGAGGGCTGCTGGAGTATTTCATTTCAGAGCATAACAAAGCCGTGGAGGATAAGAAAAAATTCACGGTCGGGAATGTAACAGTCACCGATGATAACGATTATGTCCACTACAGCAGTTCCGATTATACCGTGACAATGGATGCAGTCCGACAGAAGTTCATCAATACTCATGGAGGATATCTCCGTCTGAGATACACTGAAAATGGAAAGGTGCTTGACTACCTTGCGGATTTCAGCGAAACCTCGCTCCAGACAGTGGAGTTTGGGAAGAACCTCACTGATGTGAAGATAAACACCGACCATACGGAACGTGCCACGGCACTTATTCCTCTTGGGGCGAAAATCAGGGAAACAGACGATGAGGGCAATGAAACGGAAACTGACAGGCGGATTGACATTACTTCTGTGAATGACGGCAAAAATTATGTGTTTGATGAAGCGGCGGTAAAAGAGATCGGCTGGATATGGAAAACGGAAATCTGGGAAGATGTAAACCTGCCGTCAAATCTTCTGCGAAAGGTAAACCAAAGGCTCTCTGAACTTGCGAAAGGCATCACAAGCATGGAACTGGCCATCGTTGATGAATCGGATACCGGTGCGGATATTCCCGATATCCATGCACGGCAGTATGTGGAGTGTAAATCTCCCCCGCACGGCATTGACGGCAGATACCCGGTGCTTTCCAAGACAAAGGATTACCTCAATCCGTCTGGAAATACCATAACCATCGGTGCAGGGGGCGTGACGCTGACTTCCGCTTCGGTGAAGCAGGGGCAGAATATTTCCGCTTTGGAGGAGGATATCTTAGGGCAGGAATCCAGGATCAGCACGGCAGTCAAAGACGCCTCCACCGCCCTGGATGCCACACACTCGCTGAAAGAGAATATCCACGAGTGCTATTCCGAAATATCCAAGACGGCGGAGGAGATCAATCTGTCTGTGCGTGAGGAATACATCTCACGGTCGGAACTGGAAGCCATACAGCAGGACTTTGAAACAAGCATTACGCAGAACAGCACGGAGATACGCTTTGATTTCACGCAGGTCACGGATGAGATAAGAGGCACGGTTGCGGAGAACCAGTCGCTCCTGGAAGAATATATCCGTTTTAAGGGCGCACTGATCGAACTTGGCAGGGTGGGCAATGCTTTCACGGCGGAGCTTTCTGGCGAGTCCCTTGCCTTTAAGGAAAACGGCCAGAAGATCGCCTACATTTCCAACCAGAGCCTTGTCATCACCAATGCGGAAATAAGGAATAAGCTGTCCCTGGGCAATGAAAGCCGCGGCTGGTTTGATTTTATCCCCAGGGCAAACGGGAATCTGTCCATCAAATGGCGCGGCCCGGTGTAACGGAAGGAGGTTTCTATGGCTTCAAGCGGAAGTTTTTCAAATTCAATCGTAAGCGGGCATTACAAGCTGAAGGTGGACTGGAGCCAGGTGCAGGATGTGTCTGCAAATGCTTCTACTATTACCTGCAAGCTGTATCTCATCAATGACTGGAGCCTTGGGATTGGCAGCAGGAGCAACACCTGTACCATAGGCGGTACGGCAAAATCCTTTACTTCATCTTCCATATCGGGGACAGGTACGCACACGCTTGGGACGGTATCCCAGAGCGTTTCCCATAACAGCGACGGAACGAAGAGCATTACAATCTCTGCCGTGTTTAAGATACAGGCGACTATCAGCGGGACTTATTATGAACAGATAACGGCAAGCGCAACGGTGACGCTGAACACCATTCCGAGGGCATCCTCTGTTTCGGCGAAGTCAGTAAATCTCGGAACGGCAAGCACCATCACGGTAACAAGGGCTTCATCGTCTTTTACCCATACGCTGTCGTATACTTTTGGAAGTGCAAAGGGAACGATTGCTGCAAAGACCGCAAGCACATCTGTTTCCTGGACCCCGCTGCTTACCCTGGCAAACCAGATACCGAAATCCACCACAGGCGCCTGCACCATAACCTGCACTACCTATAATGGCAGCACGAGTATCGGTTCAAAGAGCTGCACCATGACACTGACCGTCCCTGCAAGTGTAAAACCGGCCATAACCAGCCTGACAGCAGAGCGTGTTGACGGAACTGTCCCATCAACATGGGGAATTTATGTACAGTCAAAATCAAAGGCAAAGCTGACTGTGAACGGAGCTGCGGGGAGTTATGGCTCAACCATAGCCTCTTATTCCATTTCCGGCGGCGGTTTTGCGGGTTCTTCCGCAAGCCTTACCACAGGCTTCCTGAACAGCTACGGCGACATTACTTTTACGGCGACCGTTACCGATTCAAGGGGCAGGGTTTCGGCGGCTGTAAAAGTCACCATTACGGTGGAGCGGTATTTTGTGCCGTACTTTGAAACCTACACCTCACAGCGTTGTGACAGCGGCGGGAATTTATCTGATGACGGGACGTATATCCTTGGCAATGCTTTATATAACCGTGCGCCATGCGGGAACAACAACCGCGTCACGAGGACGATTTACTACAAAAAATCGGCAGACAGCCAGTGGACAAATGCAGGTATCATCTTCTCTTCGGGCGATCCGATTGTTTTCGGCGGCGGGCAGATATCCACGGAATACTCCTATGACATACGCTACACCATTGCAGACCAGTTCAACACGGTCTCCGTGCAGGACATTGTTTCAACGGCGGCTGTGGTGATGGATTTCAAAAGCGGTGGAAAAGGAGTAGCTATAGGAAAGGTATCCGAGACGGATAACTGTTTTGAGGTTTCGGAGGACTGGGATGTAAAGGTGTACGGGAAACTGTTGAAAGATTATATCAGCTCCATAGCGGGCAGCGTGTATCCTGTCGGCAGTATTTATATGAGCGTAAACAATACCAATCCGTCAACTTTTTTCGGCGGAACATGGGTGGCATGGGGTTCAGGGCGTGTGCCTGTGGGAGTCAATGCTTCGGACGACAATTTCAGCACGGTGGAAAAGACAGGCGGTGCATCCACGGTCACGCTGACCACGGCGCAGATGCCGAGCCACAGCCATGCAAAGGGAACGCTTGCAGCAGACAGCGGCGGCGCCCATAAGCACAATTTAAGCCTGACCAAGTCAGCATGGGGCGTTGACAATGCCAGCAACAAAGTCCTGGTGGACAGCACAACTTATACGGCTCTTACAAATAAGGCGACTGCCAGTGCGGGAGCGCATGGGCATACAATATCCGGCTCTACTGCCGCCGCAGGAAGCGGGAACGCACACAGCAATTTACAGCCGTATATCACCTGCTATATGTGGAAACGGACGCATTGACAAAAAACAATTTAATATTTTCATGGAAATTGGCGGATGTCCATTGCGGGCACCCGCTTTTTTCATACACAAAAATCTTTTAGGAGGGATTCATTATGAAAGAATTCTGGAACACGATTCAACTTATTTTTACTGTCATCGGCGGGTGGCTCGGCTGGTTCCTTGGTGGCTGTGACGGACTGCTGTATGCACTCATTGCATTTGTGGCTATCGATTATATCACGGGTGTTATGTGTGGCGTCATCGACCACAGGCTGTCAAGCGAAGTCGGTTTCAAAGGCATCTTCAAAAAGGTGCTGATCTTCCTGCTTGTGGGTGTCGCAAACATCCTTGACGTGCAGGTTATCGGCACGGGATGCGTTTTAAGGACGGCGGTTATCTTCTTCTACATTTCTAATGAAGGCGTGAGCCTTCTGGAGAATGCGGCGTACCTGGGGCTTCCTGTTCCCGAAAAAATCAAAACGGTATTAGAGCAGTTACATGACCGCTCGGAAAGCGAGGACAAATAATTATGGCATACACAAACAGTTCTATGGTATCTTACACCAGGCTCAGTCCGAACCACTCAGGACAGAGAACGCACAGCATTGACAGGATTACTCCCCACTGCGTTGTCGGGCAGCTTTCTGCAGAGAGTATTTGCGGATGCTTTACAAGCCCATCACGGCAGGCAAGCTGTAATTACGGTATCGGCACGGATGGAAAGGTTTCTTTGTGCGTGGAGGAGAAAAACCGCTCCTGGTGTTCCTCAAGCAATGCCAATGACCAGAGGGCCGTCACGATTGAATGTGCCAGTGACAAAACAGAACCGTATGCGATGAACGCCAGGGTTTATGATTCGCTTGTTAAACTCTGCACGGATATCTGCAGACGTAACGGCAAGAAAAAACTTCTATGGCTTGGCGACAGGAACAAAACACTTAACTATACGCCGAAGCCTGATGAGATGGTGCTGACAGTCCACCGCTGGTTTGCAAATAAATCCTGTCCTGGCAGCTGGCTGTATGCAAGACTTGGCGATCTGGCAGCAAAGGTTACAGCGGCTTTGGGTAGTTCTTCAGCGTCTAAACCGGCGGCCGATAAAAAGCAGCTTTACCGTGTACGCAAGACCTGGGCGGACAGCAAATCGCAGAAAGGTGCGTTCAGCGTCCTTGCCAATGCGAAAAAATGCGCTGATTCCAACAAAGGTTATTCTGTGTTTAATGAGGACGGCAGAAAGGTTTATCCGGCGGATTTATCAACTACAAAGAAATCTGTTGATACCATTGCCCGTGAGGTCATCCGTGGCGACTGGGGCAACGGTGACGAACGAAAGAAAAAGCTCATTGCCGCAGGATATGACTATTCCGCCGTGCAGAAAAGAGTAAATGAATTATTGAAGTAAAGTATTATGCCGCAGGCACTCACCCTACATCCGGGTTCAGTGCCTGCGGCTTTTTTTGTTTTATTTTGAAAAACACCTCATCAAAAGCAGGGATAAATCTCCGTAGATATGGAGGTGCATTTTATTATGGAAAAACAGAACATTGGAATGATAGAATCACAAAACATAGATTTGCAGGATAAAACGGAAGATTTGACAGCGGATAGTGCGGAAAATACTTTTACTGAAGAAGAACTTCAGCATGAGTTTGACTATTTTGTTGCCCAGCAGATGCTTGAAAAGCTGCTCGGAATGGGGAATATTTCTGTTGATGTATTCAACAAAATTACAGAGAAAAACCGCCGAACTTTCTCCCCTTATTTATCAGAGATAATGCCGAAAATGACTTGATATTATCGAAATTCAGAGCGAATATAGTACCTGCGGAAAACGAGGTGAGATGATGATAAAGATAACAAAAATTGACGAATTTAGACCTTTGCCACAGGATAATAAGACAAGGACTGCAGCTTACTGCAGGGTATCCACGGACAGCGATGAGCAGATGGAGAGCCTTGACACGCAGCGTTCACATTATGAAAGATATATCAAAACAAACCCTGAGTGGGATTTTGCAGGCGTGTATTTTGATGAGGGAGTGACCGGTACTAAAAAGGAAGTCCGCAAAGGTCTGATGTCGTTGATTTCAGACTGTGAAAAAGGCCTGATAGATTTAATACTGACAAAATCCATCAGCAGGTTCTGCAGGAATACAACAGACTGCCTTGAACTGGTGAGGAAACTTCTTGATCTGAATGTCTGCATATATTTTGAAAAAGAAAACCTGAATACGGGTTCTATGGAGAGCGAGCTTATGCTTTCCGTACTCGGCAGCCTTGCCGAAAACGAATCGGTATCCATTTCAGAAAATGAAAAGTGGAGCATTAAAAAGCGCTTCCAAAACGGCACATATGTTATTTCGTATCCGCCTTACGGATATACCAATGTTGACAGAAAAATGGTCATTGTGCCTGAACAGGCGGAAATTGTCAGGCAGATATTTTCGGACTGCCTGGATGGGAAAAGCACACACCTGATTGCAAAAGAACTTAATAAGCGTGGCATTACAGCGAAAAAAGGCGGGAAGTGGTCGTCAGGCTCCGTCCTTGCCATTATCAGAAATGAAAAATATACTGGGGATGTTATATTCCAAAAGACCTACACTGACAGCAGCTTCAACCGTCATACAAATTACGGAGAATATGACAGGTATCTTTGCAAAGACCATCATGAGGCTGTTATAAGCCACGAGATTTATGACAAGGCAAATGAATTGGTGGACAGGCGGGGTCAAGAAAAAGGCAACGGCACAAATACAGAAAGATATCTGAACCGTTATGAATTTTCAGGGAAAATAAAGTGCGGGGAATGTGGCAGCTCCTTTAAACGCAGGAAACACAGCAAGCCGAGTGGTGGTTATATTGCCTGGTGCTGCAGCAGACACATTGAAGATAAGACCGCCTGCAGCATGAAATATATTACCGATGACGCAGTTAAGGCGGCTTTTGTGACCATGATGAATAAGCTGATTTTTTCACAGCAGACGGTATTGAAGCCCCTGCTTAGAAATATGCAGGGCTATGATGAAGAGGGCAGGCTGCAGCAGATCGAGAATGTTGAAGCAGCGATTGAAAATGTCAAAGAAAAAAGGCAGGTTCTTGTAAGCCTTATGACAAGCGGTCTGTTAGAGCCTCCGATTTTTCAAAAAGAGAATAACGCCCTCATTGTGGAAAATGAAAGGCTAAAGGAACGAAAAGAAAATCTCTTATCCTCCGTAAGCATTGATAATGAAAAAGCAGACGCATTGAAAAATCTGATAAAGTTCGTGTCCGGACATGAGATGCTGACGGAATATGATGAGGGCCTTTTTGAAAGCCATGTCAGGGAAATTACGGTGATTTCAAGAAAAGAAATTATTTTCGGATTACACTGTGGTCTGAATCTGAAAGAGAGGTTGGATGGATAATGTCACACACACCATACGGATATGTAATCAGGGACGGAGTTGCGTATATAGACGAAGAAAAAGCAAAAAGGGTCAGAAAGCTGTTTGACGGATATATATCTGGTCTGGCGCTTCAGCCCGCCGCCGAAAAAGCAGGGCTGTATCTATTTCATGGAAGTGTCGGGAGAATGCTCAGAAATAAGCGTTATCTCGGAGACGGATATTATCCGCCCATCATTGATATAGAAACTTTTAACAAGGCGGAAGAAGTCAGGATATCGAGGGCGGCTTCTCTTGGCAGGATAAAGGATTTAGACGCACCGCCTAAGCCTAAAGGTGCGGTATCCTTTACAATGCCAAAGGTTCCCGTGAAATATTCTGATCCGTTCAGGCAGGCGGAATATGCCTACAGCATGATAGAAACCGAGGAGGTCAGAGATGAATAA